CTCCAGGCCGGGGAGACTAGGATCGTCTACGTAGGTCATGCCCCCTCCAGCCTAGGAAGGGGACAACCTGTGGATAAAACCGCCCTAGTGAGAGCCGACAGAACGGCCTGGGTTTTTTCTGGCGGGGAAATGGCTCACGCACCTCCAGTCAACGCTGTAGACGCCTGTGGAATACAAACCACAGCAAGCGCTGATTTGCTCCCTTCGCCTGACTCATTAAAGGCACACCTTTGTCATTTGTTCGCCTCTGGCGCCTCCCGATTGCCACTTGACAGCCTCACCCGTCGAGGGCAATGTATTCGATTACCTACGTGACCCCCAGAGAGGGGCCGGTGGGCTGGAACACATAGGAGGCCCCGAGCGGGCTGGCCGGGAGGAGGTCGTATGGGCAGAGGTGTGGATCCTCTATGCCTGGAACTGGGTGACGGGCCGGAACACCGGCTTCTGAACTGGGCCGGGAAACGACGGAGGCGGCTGGATGACTTGATCTCGCTGGAACCAGACCGGCTGGAGCATCGGATCAAGCGGGAGGTCAAGGGGGCGGGGATGGAGACCTTCCAGGTGCTGGAAGACAAGAAGCTGATCGAGAAGGTCTCAGAGGGAGGTACCTACAGGTACCGTGTCCTGGAGTTTTGTCCAGGCCCTCCAGACTGCTCCGGAGGTCTTTCCGCCGCAGGCGGCGCGAGTGTAGAGAGTGTAGGTACTATGCGCGAAGCGCGTAGGACCGGAACGAGCGGAACGAGCCGCGTGAATACAACTAGCTTCACTAGAGCTACGTTGTCGAAACCTGGGGGAATGGAGAGGTCTGTCCAAAAACGGGACAGGGCCATCATCGCCCTGGCGAAGGATTTTTTCCCCCGGATGGTGACAGGGATCCAGGCCAACGAGGCCATGTTCAAATACGAGGCCCTGATCAACCATCTGAGTCAATGGCAGGATCAGGGTGTCGATCGCCGCACCATGAAGCTGATGATGGTGGAGTTCTCCCAGCATCCGGACTGGTGTCGAGTTTCAGGCAAGCCCCCCTGGCAGGTATTCGTTGGGAGGCGCGACCAGCTTGCCAGCCTGGTTGCCTCCCGGCAGAGAAATGATCCGGCCAACCGTCGTTGGTCCGGTGGTGGTGATGCGTACTGGCTTGGTCACACCTCCCGTGTTAACTACGCCACATGACCCGACGTACCCCGCTCTGGGTCCGGGGCGTCCTGGACCCAGACTTCAGCATCGATCCCCGGAGGGCCTGCATCACCCCCACGGGCCGGGTCAACGAGGTCTATTTCGATGACAGCATCGAGGCCCTGGCTGCCTGCCAGAGCATCTGTGTGCGCTGCCCGGTGTTTCGGGATTGCACCCGGTGGACCCTGGGGAACTACCAAAACCTGGAGTTCGGCACCTTCGCCGGCCTGACCCAGGACGTTCGCAAGCGGATCTACCAGGGCAAGGAGACCTACTACGACTGGCGGCAGGAATGGAACCGGCGGCACTGGAAGACCCGGCTCGCGGCCAAGACCCTCCGGGAGAACTACCTGGCCGGCGAGCGCAAACGCTCTCGTGCTAAAGCCGACATGCCGCTCTGTCCCTACTGCGACCAGCAGACCTACGTGGCCCGCAACGGGCGCCAGATCAACAGCGTGCTACCCGACCGCCAGCGCTACCACTGCCGTATCTGTAACCGTAACTTCCAAGGAGAGGAACTATGAAGCATGTCTTCCCGCATTATCAGGGTAAGAGCCTCGATGATTTTGAAGCCACTACCTCCAGCCTGGAGAGGGCCGTCAACATCACCAGGGACTACATCATTGACCTGAAGGCCATGAAGGCTCAGGGTAAGGGCATCACCTTCGTGGGTCAGAACGGGGTGGGCAAGACCCACCTGGCCTGCGCCGTGATGTCAGCAGTGGATGAGGCCAGCTACAAGTACGAGTGCATTGAACTGGACAGCTACATCGGTATGTACAAGGAGAAGTTCAGCCTCAGCACCCGCATCAGTAAATATGGCTACGACGAAGACGGGGATCAGGCTTTAGAACTGGACGAACGGATCCGGTGCGTCGAGAGATACGCCCAGTTCCTGCTGCTGGACGATCTGGGGCGCGAGACCGAGTCACACTCAGGCTGGTCTAACCATCAGGTGTTCAACCTGCTGAGGTACCGCTATAACCGCGACGCACCCACCATCATCACCACCAACCTTCCGTTCCCTGAACTGGATGCCCGTTATACCGAGGGGCTTTCCAGCTTCCTTCACGAGGCGACGATCCTGGTAGTGATGGAGGGCGAGGACTACCGGTGCGTCGGGGGGAAATAGGTACCGAAGCCAAGCAGCGCGTCGTTTTTATCTGGGAGGGTGGCGTCGCCACTCTCCCGGACCGCTACACGGTGCGGGTGTTGGAGCGCTACAAGGAGCGGCTGGGGCTGCATGATCAAGCCTTGGGGTATTGGAAGGTCTCCGAGCGGTCACTCAGCCTGATGTGGACCCTGTTCGCTCGCACCTTCTACCGCATCGACATCTGCGTCACCAGCCGTGGCCCCGGCTTCACCGAAGCCCTGAGCAAGAAGATCCTCCAGGAGAACTGGCCGGTGGAGTTCGTCTACCACCTCTCAGCCACCGACCTGGGCAGATCCCTGGCCCACGCTCCTGACATCCGGCGCGTCTACTACGGCCTGGAAGGACAACGCTGGTTCTTCGGCCCTAATGGCTACTTCATCGGCCCCGACACCCCCCTCACGGTGAGTTAATGCCTGACATCGAGTACCAGACCATCTGCCGAACCATCCAGGAGCGCAACTTCGACGCCCTGGCCCACGCCCGGATCACCACCGCCTTCTTCCTGGACCCCGACAACGCCGCCGTCTTCGATTGGATGCGCGACCACTGGTCACGCTACGGGGAGTCGCCCAGCGAGGACGCTTTCCACCGGGAGTACCCCGCTGACAACCTGATCGAGACCCCGGAGCCGCTGGCCTATTACATCGATGAGCTACGCGATCAACGCAAGTACGCCCTGCTTACCGACATGCTTGATGGCGTCAAGGACTCGCTCATCAACCAGGACTGTGACATCGCCGTGAGACTCCTGGCTACCGGACTGGAGGGCCTGCACCTAGAGGTCACCGAGCTACTGGACGAGCAGTTAAATGCCACTGGGGGAGAACGGATGAGCTACTACCAGGACATGACCACCATCAAGGGCATCCTGGGCTGGCCCACCGGGTTCCCTTCCATGGACCGGGCCACCGGGGGCCTCCAGAAGGGGCAGTTGATCACCCTGGCCGGCAACCCCAAGGTCAAGAAGTCCCTGCTGTTGATGTGCATGGACATCGCCGCTAACCAGGCTGGGGCCAAGACCATGTACGTCAGCTTTGAGATGTCCAACCGGGAGCAGTCCACCCGCCATGACGCCCTCCGGGCCGGCATCAACCTGTCACATCTCCAGGCCCCGGCCCAGATGCTGGACTGGGAGTGGAAGAAGCTCAGGCGAATGTTCCACGAGACAGAGGACACGCCGGCCCTCGTCCTGGTGCATGATCCCATGGGCACTACCACCGTGTCAGCCATCCGGGCCAAGATCGCCCAGCACCGGCCCGACGCTGTCTATATAGATGGTGCCTACATGATGGAGTGCGAGGATCCGGGCATCACACCCAACTCGCCCCAGGCCCTGACATCGATCACCCGGTCCCTCAAGCGGCTGGCCCAACAGGCCGACGTGCCCATCGTGCAGACCACCCAGGCCCTGACCTGGAAGACCCCCAGGGGCAAGCTGAGCCTCAACTCCATCGGATATTCCTCCAGCTTCGGCCAGGACAGCGATGTGGTTTTTGGCGTGGAGTCGACCAGGGACGGGGAGGGTCAGACCAACGACAACGAGGCCCTCTTGCGAATCCTGGCGTCCCGGAACTGCTCGCCCAGAGATGTCATGCTGATGGTTGATCTTGACCATGGCTCCATCCTGGAGACCGAAGAGATCGAGTACGAGAATGACGACGATGTGCGTGATCCCCTAGACCCGTGATCGAAGACCTACTGGAGCACATCGGCGTCGAGGACATCCGCTCCCTGGGCGAGGAAGTGCAGGCCCGCTGCCCCCTGCACGAGAAGCGCACCGGGGAGCGGGAGCGCCGGCCTGACCACTGGAGCATCAACCGGAACTCAGGCGCCCATCACTGCTTTAGCTGCGAGTACTCAGGCTCCCTGACCAGGCTGATCATGGACGTAGCCGGGGTGGGCATGTGGGAGGCCCACCAGATGATCCGGCGCTTCGACGTGGACCTGACCGACACCGAAGCTCCCTGGGAGCCACCCGTCAGCATGACGGTAGAGAGCCGGCTGGACGAGTTTGGGGCGCCCCCATCCCGTGCCCTGGAGCGCCGGCACCTGACCCCGGAGGTGTGCGAGCGCTACCAGCTTCGCTGGGACTACGAGGAGGCTGCCTGGGTTATCCCCATCTTCTCCCCAGGTGGGGATAAGTGGGGCTGGCAGTCCAAGGGAGTCGAGATCCGCAACCACCCCCCAGGGATCAAGAAGGGCCGAACTCTGTTCGGCCTCGACGTGCTGCGCTCTGACCGGGCGGTTCTGGTGGAGTCGCCCCTCGACGCCGCCTACCTGGACACCTTGAGCGTGCCGGCGGTGGCGGCGTTCGGCTGCCAAATCAGCGACATGCAGATGAAGCTCCTGGTGGAGCGGCTCGACACCCTGATCCTGGCCCTGGACAACGATAAAGCTGGTGTCAGGGAAACCAGACGCCTCCTGGAGGAGAAATGGCACCACCGGCTGCCCCTGTACGTGTTCAACTATGCGGGCATGAAGGGGAAAGATCCGGGGGAGCTAACACCTCCTGAGGTCTTGAAGGGCCTGGAAACCGCCGAACTAGCGGCGTTCTGGTGACCTTCAAAGGGGATTTGTACTCTTTTCAATCCGAAGCCGTCGAGCGCATGCTCGACATGAAGACCTTGCTGGTGGCGTATGAAATGGGCCTGGGCAAGACCGTCATCACCATCGCCGCCATCGAGCAACTGATCGAGGCCGGCAAGATCGGTGGGGGCCTGATCATCTGTCCCGCGTCGATCAAGCTCCAGTGGAAGCACATGATCGAAGAGTTCGCCCCAGAGGCCAACGTCATCGTCATCAACGGCACCGCCCCCCAGCGCCAGGAGCAGTACCAGCGCTACAAGCGCGGCGACGGTGAGTACTGCATCCTTAACCCGGAGCAGATGACCAACGACTGGGAGATCGTGTCACGGCTGCCCCGTGACTTCATCGTGGCCGACGAGGCGACGTGGTTCAAGAACTTCAAGCCCCAGCGGTCCAAGAAGATCAAGCGGCTCACGGCCACCTACCGCTGGGCGCTCACCGGCCAGCCCATCGAGAACCGGGCCGAAGAGGTGTTCTCGATCATGCAGTGGGTGGACTCCAGCGTTCTGGGCCATTTCAAGCACTTCGATGCCGCCTTCGTGAAGCGCGACCACTGGGGTCGGGTCCGCTCCTACCGGAACCTGCCCACCCTGCATCGGCTGCTATCCGATCACATGGTGCGTCGTACCCGAGCAGAGGTGGCTGATCAACTGCCGGCGGTGGTGACCCCCTCGCCCCTGCTGGTCGACCTCGATGCCGGCGCCGCCGTCCTGTATAGACGAATGGTGCATGACCTCCAGGCCGAACTGGCTGAGGCCCTCGACACCTGGGGCAACTTCTCGCTCTCCGGGTTCTACCGGGGCGAGGATCAGAGCGAGGCCCGTGGCCGGATCATGTCCAAGCTGGTGTGCATGCGGATGCTGTGCGACCACCCCGAGCTACTGCGGATCTCGGCAGCGCACTTCCGGGGGGTACTACCCGGTAACCGGGCCGGCAGCGAATATGCCCAGGAGCTACATGAGGCCGGCAAGCTGGAGAAGCTGCCCAAGGCCCCCAAGCTGGATGCCGCCGTCGAACTGATACAGGAAATCCTGGAGGCGGATCCGCGCAACAAGGTGGTCTTTTTTTCCTTCTTCAAGGACATGCTCAATTTGGTGGCTGAAGCCACCAAGGCCCTGACCAAGAGCGTGCTGTTCACTGGGGACGTGTCGGTCACCGGGCGCGACAAGGCCAAGCAGACCTTCGCCAACGACCCCGACACCCGGCTGTTCCTGTCCTCTGATGCCGGCGGGATCGGGCTGGACCTGCCGGTCGCTAACTTCCTGATCTCATACGATTTGCCTTGGTCAGCCGGCGCCTACGCCCAGCGCCAGGCCCGCATCGTGCGTCTGTCTAGCCAGTTCCCCCAAGTCACCCTCCTGTCGATCCAGGCCACGGGCACCATCGAGGAGTACCAGTACCGACTCTTGGGCCAGAAGAAGAAAGTGGCCGACGCCGTCATTGACGGCAAGGGCATCAACACCAAGGGCGGCGTCAGCCTGGATCTCAAGAGCCTATCGGAGTGGCTCCGGGAGAGCACGGTGTGAGTCCTGTCCTCGCTTCGGTATCCGGTAGAAGAGCATCATGTCCTCCAGCCATTCTTTACCGTGCTTGAGGAACTGGGCCTCCGTGGGTGTCCTGGCACGGATGAAGTCACTCACCTGAGGCAGGGAGAGACTGGGCTTGTATATTCGGAGCGTGGAGTCCATGACCACAGGAAACTCGCCTGGCTTAGGCACATCTGGGGCGTACTTCTTCCGTTTCCAGATGTCATAGCTGGGGTCATCCGGCAAGCAGGACACGATCTCAAAACCTCGCATCTTGGGAGCCGGGGACACCAACACGGTCATGTCTCCGTGGGGCAGAGTCATGACCATCAGCACCATCCAGTCAGCAGTGTCCTTCATGACCAGCGTCAATCGCTCTCGTTGCTGGTCGTCAGACAGCAGGTCATTCATGCTCCACCAACCGCTGTCGGAAGTCCTCCACAGACGTTGGCGTCGTATACCCCACAGTGCCGCCGAACGTCTGTGCCTGACGACGCAGCGCGTCGAAGACGAAATCGGCATCCTGCTCCGACTCAATCGGGCCGACGAACTCTGAGAAGTGTTCGTCCTCATGGGACACGTACTGGATAAATGTCATCTCAGGGACCGATCACCGACTCGATGAACGTCACCGTGGCGCTGAACTGGTTCTCTACCAGGATGGTGCAGTTATCGATCAACTGATCCTGCTGCGAGTTGGTGAGGGAGGGCTGAAGCTCATGCACCCGGTCGGTCACATAGCGACGGAACGCATCACGAGCGATCCAAAGGCCATGCTGGCGCCGAGCCTCCCGAACCACCAGCGGATCACTACCTGGCTTTGCCAAGATGCGCCAGCGGGCCAGAGGTCCGTACTGCTCACAGGCGATCACGTATCGGGTCGGCACCCTGCCCTGAGTCAGACGGTACTGCTGAAGGGCGGTGCTCATGTAAGAGCGAGACACCCCGGCCAACTGAGACAGCGTGTTGGTGCGAAAACCCACGGGATCGATGCCCCGACCCTGCATACTGCGGATGTAACGGTCAAGACCGAGATCGACGGTTTGGATGTATTGGCTAGGCACGTAACCTCACTTTCAAGTGAAGCCCCTTCAGCCCCCGGATCTTCAGATATTTAGCCCCATTTCCGCCGCCAACTCACGATCTTTTTCAGACCAGGCCACATGCTTTGCCTTATCGGCCTTCACCCGCTTCACCACGATCTCGTGCTCAGCGATTGCCCGCTCATAGGCCGCTTCATCGGTGCCATGGATGTCACGGGCAAACATCGCCATGAGCAGTTCCTTGGTCCCAGCCTCGATGTGCTGGACCGGGATGTCGATACCGAGATTGCGAGCCATGCCCTGCTCAAAACGGTCGGTGACGTTCTCGACGTGATCCGGGTGCGAGCGGGGTGCCCGCGAAGCCCGGATCTGGATCGACGCCTCGTCAGCCGACTCCCGCACAGCATCATCCGCCAGCACCTCATGGGGGCGCTGCTTCAGTTCGGTCTGAGCGACGTGGATGCGCTCCTGGGCGGTCATGCTCTCCGGGGCGTTCGTCCAGGATTTGCCGGTCAGCATGGCGCTGAACTCCCGCAGACTGGCCCCCTCGTGTTCTGCCTGGAGGATCAACTCGGCGGCAGTCTCCGCATCGGCCTTGGCCTGAGCAGCGGCGATGGCGAAGCGAGGGGTCAGCCTGTTGCGGATTTCTAGCTCAAGCTGAAAAAAGTGACGCCCGCAACTGCGCCTCATGCTCACGTATTGGCGGCTCTGGCCCAGTGTGTCGGCCACGAATGAGGTGGCAGCGGTCAGGTCTTCCTGGGGCCTGGCGGGGACCGCAGCCAGAGCCATGGTGGTGACCCACCAGGCGTCCCGCCAGTCCCGCTCGCTCTGCTCACGAGTTTTGTCCATCGCCTTCTCGGCACGGGTAGCCCGCTTCAGAGCAGCTATCGGATCGCTTACCATGTAGTTTCAATCTCCCCTCCGGGTTGACGGTAACTTCCGAACGACAGACTACTGAGATGCCCCATCATCCACAAGATTCTCTTTCAGCCCAGCTTTTTCAGGGTTTGAGGATTCCTACAATGTGGGGCGTGCCCGTACCGAAGCCCCACCCAACGCTGGTGGGCATCAACGAGATCGCGGAACGACTGGGCGTGCGCCGCAATGCCGTAGACCAATGGCGGCACTACAAGGTGCTGCCTCCCCCACCCTGGTTGATCTCCGGTCACCCGGTGTGGGACTGGGAGGAAGACATCGTGCCCTGGGCTATCCGCACCGGCAGGATGGAGCCGTGAAATCCTTCACATACTCCTCGCCCAAGCGGGCGCTTCTAGGCCCGTGGGAAGACTCACCACGTACTGCTTGAGCCTTTAGTGGTAGTTGCGTGGGAGATCTCAACCGACGCAGGAACGCAGACCTGCGGGGGAAAAATGCTAGTCTACCTCGCCACAGGCGTCAAGATTTTTTCAAGGAGGGCCGGATGTCACCTTCACGTCGCCGTCGCCCAGACGGCCTCCCCGCCAGCGTGCCCGACTACATAGCGCCGGATCAGGATGGTTTTTACTCCATTGGTTACAAGCAGGCCAAGTGGATGCTGGAACGCAACGTCAGTAATCGGCCCTTGACCTGGGGCGTGGTGAACCGTTACCGAGAATTGATGAACAGCGGCGACTGGACTGACTATTCGACGCCACTTATTTTCGACCGGGAAGTCACGCTCCTGAACGGTGGTCACCGTCTTACGGCAGTGGCTTTGGATGCCAACCGTGAAGATGTTGGTGACCAAGGAACCCATTTCCGGGTCAGGATCGAGTGGGACGCACCTCATGATGTGATGAGGTCGGTGGACACTGGCAGAAAGCGCGAACCATACCTCTGGCTAACCGATCAAAACATCGGGGGAGGCCACGCCAGGGATGTGTACTCGATGGCACGTACAGCGTGGGGCTGGGAGGGCCGACACTTCTATCGAGCATCTTTTGAAACGGCGTCGCCCGACACGGTCTATCGCTGGATCGAACGGAACCCGAACATCGTGTTGTCCTGGGAAATGGCTGCACCGCTGGCGCGCCGGCCTCTCAAAATCCCTATCAGTGTCGGCGGGGCATTTTCGTATGCCACCAACTCAGTCGCCTCAACCTGCTGCTGGGAGTTTCTGGACGGGCTGAGTAAAGGCGATAAGAACCATCACGGCAGTCAAGACCCTCGTTGGAAGTTGCGAGAGTGGACGATCTCCCGCCAAATGGAAGCTAGAGGCACCGAGTCCGTTCGACCTCCCGAGCGTCTGGCCTACATGATCAAGGCGTGGAACGCCTGGTTGCTTGATAAGCCGGTCAGTCGGCTCATCTACAACCCTAGGGCTGGAGAACGATTCCCCTCCATGTTGGGCAAGAACGAGAGGGGCGAGATCATCGAGGACGCCTGGTAGTTGCGAACCGGCCCCCAGTACCTGTTCATCGGATCCCGCCTGACCAGCGACACCTTCGTCCTGCGCCTGTTCCTAGAGGGGCTGAACACATGGTCCCGTCAGTGGCAGGAGACCATCGTCATCCAGGACAACGGCTCCCTGGAGGGCCTAGAGTTTGAGGTAGAACAGTTCAAGTACCTCCAGCATCGCCGGGTGGATGGGTGGGAGGATCCGAATATCGTTGTCTGCTTCCAGGACCGTATGAGCCACAACCGCGCCTCTGAGCGACTGCTGGCGGTCGCTCAGGAGAATGGGCGCCCCTGGTTCGTCATCGGCAGCGCCGACGACATGTACCACAGGGGAGGTGATCCCCCAGCAGCCCCTTGACGGTCTCACCCCCCAGTTACCCTTACTTCATGCCAACGAAGCGAGCCGAGAAACTGGATCTGAAGGGCCTGAGGCAGGAGGTGCGGGAATGGTACGCCCTCAAGCGCCAGGAGGCCCTGGTGGCCCCGAAGCTAAAGAGGGGCACCGACAGGTTCAAGGAACTGCTGGCAAAATACGGTGACAAGGATCCCACAGACGGCTCTATTTATTTGGATTTGGAGGAACCGATAGGGGATCAGAGGATCCGATACCTGAAGAGTCTCTGCGTCACCAGCAAGAATCTCATCAACGACGAGGCGGCTGAGCAGATCCTCTCCGACAAGGGCATGTGGGAGGAGATGACCGAAGTCGT